CAGAAGCTTCTGGCTGTTGTCGATGTCCGGCTTCGTGTACTTGTATTCGCCATCAGCATGTTTGCCAGTAATCGGGAAGCACCACTTCACGATCAGGCGAAGCGGTACCGAATACATTTTCTCCGGTGCATGCTGCCCGATGTAGTCCATAAGCTTCACGCGGGCAGCTTTCAGTTCAGGAGGTTCGTAAAACACGGGCTTATCGTTCACCACGGTCACCTTCTTCTGCTGATGGGTGATAGTCGGCACTTTTTTCATCGGCACGAAGAATTCAGTCGGCATCGTTCTGATCCTCGAGCATTTCTTCCCAATCGTTGATCGTGCCTCGCAGAAAGCTGGCTGCCTGATCGTCTGCAAACAGTTCTTTTCGGTCTAGCACGAATTTGACGATGAACTTGCCATCGATTTTCACACCGAGTTGGAGTTTGCCAGCCTTATCAAAACAACGCATGAAATAATTTCCGAACTCCACCGTTTCAGGTGTTTCATTCTCCCAATATTTTTTCGACATGATTGGTCGCTCCTTTTTTTCTCTCGGGCGAACGTAAGAGGGACGTGAGTGTAGGGGGGATAGCCGACCGATAAGGGGAGGCGGTAAATCCCCTTCTCACTCACTTACGTTTACACTAGTAGACTAATCATTATTTTATTTATACTACGCGCGTATATATAATAGGGGCTGCTTTCGCGGCGGCGGGGACCATGATTTTATGGTGTTCGCCGCCATTTGCATTCAGCGGCGGCAATCATATTTTTATGGTACCCGCCGCCATTAATCGGTTTGGCGGCGGCGGCATTAATCATGGTCTTCGCCGTTGTCTTTGACGATTACGCCGTCCCGCAAAACGTACCCGTACCGCTTAATCCAATCCCTTACCGTCCTCTCGGACACCTCTTTTCCGGACTTCCCGAACCATTCGACGATGTCTTTTACGGCTGGCGCTTCACCAAAATTGCAGTTGCTCACCGCATCTTCGAATGCCCCTGCCTTGCTTTTGCTTTCTTCTTTCGCCTTTTCCTTTCGTTTTCCCGTCGCCTTCTGCCACGCCGGCGCGTCGCCTTCGGGCTGAATATCCTGCAAACTGCCTACGTCATCCACCTTGTGAACCGGGTACTGGAACCACATGTTTACCGGCTTGAACTTGGCATACTCCCGAAGCGTGCCTTCCACGCGCCAAGCCGAGCGGTTCTGAATGCCCTCTGCGGCCTTCCGTATGGCTGCCTGCGCTTCTCCAATCCGCGCCGGAATCCCGCGCTTGGCGTGGTCCTCCATCGCTCTGGCGCTCAGCAGATCGTCCTGGGAAACATGTTCGTCCAGATACCCCGAATTGTAGTTTTCAAAGAACCGATGGTACACGGCGCATGCGGCCTTGTTTTCCTCTTGCTTCAACAATGCTTCCGTTATCTCAAGCTCGACCAAGTCGATCAGGGCGTCCGGATCGCGAGCAAACACGCCGCTGCCGCTGGCCCGGTCCATCGATTTTTTGCCACCTTGGGCGCCCTTGGAATGGTGATGGCAGTAGATGACGGCCGCCCCGAGCTCCGTCGCAATCTTGTCGAACTGGTTGGTAAAGTGGGCCATTTGGTCGGCGCTGTTCTCGTCGCCGGTGAGCACCTTATAGATCGGGTCAATGATGATGGCGATATAGCCCTTTTTCTGAGCCCGCCGGATCAGCTTCGGCGCCAGCTTATCCATCGGTACCGACTTGCCCCGTAGGTTCCAAATATCGATATTGCCGATGTTTTTCGGCTGCAGCCCCAGCGCCTGGTACACGTCTTTGAATCGATGCAAGCAGCTGGCCCGGTCCAATTCGAGGTTGACATACAGCGTCTTGCCCTGCGTGCATTGCCACCCGAGCCATTCCACGCCCTCGGCTATCGCGACGTTAAGCTCGATCAACGCGAACGACTTGCCGGCTTTGGACGGCCCGGCGATCAGCATTTTATGCCCCTGCCGAAGCACGCCATGGATTAACGGCGGTGCCAATTTCGGCATATTGTCCCAGTAATCCGTCAAACTCTCCGGGTCAGGCAGATCGTCGTTGACGCCCTCAATCCACTCGTGCCATTCAGCCCAGCTCGCCTTTCCGATGCTGGTATCCACGATAAATTGCTTCTTGCCGTTCCTCTCAATGCCTGGCATTCGCGACAGCCGCGACGGATTGCGGTTCTGGTTGTCGACGTTTATGCCATTACGTTTGCAGACGTTATACAAGTAGTCGACACGTTTGCGGTACTCGTCGTAATTGGCCGCATCGATCCGGACAATGGCATGCAGGCTTTTGCCGCCGCTGTAGACCATGACTGCGATCGGCAGCTCCAACTCCCGCATGATGGCGTTCTGCTTCTCGATGTCCATCGTGTCGGACTCGACGAGCGCATACCGGAATTCGGTTACATTCTCGTTTTTCACGCCTTTGCCGTCGAGCGGATTGAACCGGATCCAGGCGCCGGCAGCCGGATCGTAATCGCCCAGGACGGAACCGATATCGCCGTTACACTGATTGAGCCGCTGAATCAGCTCCCCGGCCGTCCGGTCCCATGCCCCTTTTGTGGGCAAATACTTTCCATCGTCGTTCTGCCAAGTGTCCGTTACGTAGCCGACGTTTTCGGACGCTTCGAACAACGTTTCCAGATACGTGGTCAGCTGCTGCACGGGATTCCAGACGGCGGGCTCGTGGATCTCCTTGCCTTCGATCCAATTCTTGTCGACGACAACATAATCATCATTGCCGGCGATCTCATCGTCCCAGCCCAGCTCACGATCGTCCCGGGAGCCTCGCGGGGTCCAGCCGGCATCCTTTGCCATTTGCGTAATCGTCGCGCCGGTGACGCCGGTACCCTCGAACGACGTCCACTTCTTGAAGCATTCCCCGGGATGGTATCGTGCCCCGTCCCGTTTGCTCCACTCGTCCCAATCGCTGGCCGTGTAGCCTTCGTATTTCAAGGCCATCCCGACATTAACCCACTCTTGATAGCTCAGATAGGCCGGGTCGACGTAGGCCAGCAATGCAATGAGGTCCAGTTTATGTTCCATTCAGGGTGCCCTCTAGCAAATGCGGGTGCTCGTATATGTTACCAATAACTTCCGTTTCATAATCTATCCAGCGGTAGTGATTGCTGTAATGGCATTCGATGTAGTGCGAAGCATTAGCAAATGATACAAATCCCAACCTAATAGGTAAGTCTGTAACATCAATATCCCTAAACTGAACGATATCCCCCTCGTAAATCTCCTTGCCGTTCCGGTCCTTTAATCCGGTGTATTGCATCAGTTCGTACCGACGTTGCAACGGGCTGCCCGTCATCTTATTGATATATCCGCCATACGACACATCCCCAGAATGATCCGAATCCTTGTCATGGATATCTACTCCAGATATGAATTCCAATTTGTCGGTAATTTTACTGAATCCCATCATGTGAACAGGGAACATGGCCTTTGCTTTCCGATCCCATGCCCTGAATTTAATATCCCGCATATCACATCACTCCCCGCGATACTCTTTCGGATTGATGCCTTCCGGCACCCGCCAGCCATTGCCCGCGATCCGATCGATCAAGTTTTTCGCCGTTTCAAAGGACCATGTGCCAACGTGCTCGAACCCTTTTTGCTCCAGAAACCGAATTTGCTTTGGCGTCGATAAACCTTCTGCCCGTCTCTTGTCCAGGCGCTCCAACAGCTTTGATGCTTTGCCGGCATTATCGATTTCATCCGGCATGATGCCTAGCTTTTCCAGCGTCTTGATTTGCTTCTCGCTCGGCGGCGCCATTTCCCAGCCGAAGGCCGGCACATAGCTGGACAAGTCTTCCGCCTGAATGCTCATTTCGAATTGCAGCGGATCGACCAGCGCACGCTTCCGGCGCTTCATTTCTTCCAGCTTTTTCGCCAACGCTTCCTCACGGGCGGCGATCACGTCTTCGGCGGCTTGCTTCTCAACCGTCTCCAGATCCAGCGGAATGCCGGCCTCCTCGATCTGCTTGGTCATGGCCGCGGCGATTTCCTCATTCTCCGCGATCAAATGGGCCGGATGGCAAAGCTCGTGCCTTTCCGTGTGCCATAGGAAATCAAGCAGCAGCAGCTCCGCCTTGCCGGGATATAGCCGGGTACCACGCCCGACCATTTGGGAATAAAGTGAACGTACCTTAGTCGGCCGCAAGACAACGACGCAATCCACGCTTGGGCAATCCCACCCCTCCGTCAGCAGCATCGAATTGCACAGGACGTTGTATTTGCCTGCGTCAAAGTCCGCCAGCACTTCCGCCCGGTCCTGTGACTCGCCGTTTACTTCGGCGGATCGGAAACCGATTGAATTCAGAATATTCGAAAATTTTTGGCTAGTTTTGACCAATGGAAGGAAGACGACAATCTTCCGATCCTTCGCCACTTTCCACATTTCAGCGGCGATCGATTCCAGATACGGGTCCAGCGCGGTGCCCAAGTCGCTATTTTTGTAGTCGCCGGCCTGCTGGCCGACGGCGGAAAGGTTAATCTGCAGAGGAATCGTCATCGCCTTGATCGGGCTCAGATAGCCTTCTTTTATCGCCTTGGGAAGCGTGTATTCGAAGGCCAAGCTTTCGAAGTAGGATCCAAGGTTCCGCATATCACCGCGGTCCGGCGTAGCTGTGACGCCCAACACGTTGGCTTCTCCGAAATATTGCAACACACGCTGATAGCTGTCGGATATACAATGGTGGGCCTCATCGACTATGATCGTGTCAAAATGATCCGGATCAAATTGCTGCAGGCGTTTCTCCCTCATCAGCGTCTGGACGCTGCCCACGACGACACGGAACCAACTGCCAATCGACGTTTGCTCGGCTTTTTCGGTGGCGCATCCGAGGCCGGTCGACTTGGCCAGCTTATCGGCGGCCTGATCCAGCAGCTCACCGCGATGGGCCAGGACGAGCACGCGCTCGCCCTCCCTCACGCGATCTTCGATCACCTTGCTGAATACGATCGTTTTGCCGCAGCCTGTCGGAAGCACGAGAAGCGTGCGTCTGACGCCTTTGCGCCACTCCTCTTGAATAGAGGAGCGCGCCTGCTGTTGATAGGGTCTAAGATCCATGGGGCCCTCCTAAAATTGGCCGGGCGTGAATCCGGTATTTTGCGTCCCGGTTGGAAAAGGCGCCTGATTTTGCTGCCGTTGACCGGATACCTCATCATAGGGATGAAAGGTCTTCACCTGATTGTTGGTCCGATCTTCCCCGTCCCTGCCTTTAAACGTATTGATCTCCAGCTTCAGCCGGCCTTTGGAGCCAATGACCGTCTGCCAGTTCATACGCAACGGTTCGCCTTTCTTCTTCTGGCCAATGCCGGCGAAGAAGTTGGACAGCAGCCCTTCCGTCTTCGTATGAAGGAATAAATTATGGAAAATGACAACATCGCCATGCTGAGGGGAATGCACCGTTAATTCCAATTTCGCTTGGTTACAAGCCGGCATTTTATCGCTTCCGGCGAACCGCCCGCGCTCGAACTTCGTAACGGTAAAATTGTAGTCGCCGGCAGGGAGGACAATAAACTCTCCGCCGTCCTTTTGAATCTCGTCGTCCCAATTCAGTTCCCGTTCCAAATTACTCATGCTTCTTTTCCTCCCATGTTGTTTATTAGAATGGGACTTTGTCCCTTAACTCCCGAATCATTTCAAACACTTTTGGCCAAGCGCCCACCAGCACGCCATTGATGAAGTTCGGATCGTATTTGTCAATGGGGGTATCCGATGGGTAATATCCCTTTTGGCCGACAACCATCTGAATCTCCAATTCACTGATTTGATGTTGGGTCATCAAATCGCGCAGCGATCGTGGGATATTCGGATTCAACGAGTCTCCGGTGCCCTCGGCCGGAGGCTGCTGCGTCTGTCCCTGCGGCTGTCCTCCGGTTATTTGCCCACTTGCCTGTTGAGTAGAAGATGACGAGACATCCGGGGCAGGCGTGGATGGCGTAGCCGACGCCGACGGGGCAACCCCGGCAAAGATATGCGCAATGTGGGCAAAGTCCAACGGAAACTCATCCGGCAGGCCGTGCCGATTTTTTGCATCCCACGCCGGATGGTGCGTGGCGTAGACCGTCCGCGTTCCGCCTTGTCCCTTATGCTTCGTTCCCTTCTGATCGGCAGCGACACTGAACGTTTTGTAATTAATGAACAGGACCATATCCGCCCATTCCTTGACAAGCGGCGCCGTCTGCGAGCTCGTTTTCTTTCCGAGCTTGAGCTGGTAACGATCGTAAGCCCCCATCTCATCCGGCTGCTCGAATTTTACGATCTGAGCATGGGCAACCAGCACGACATGAATGCCGGCGTCGACGACGTCGCTCAGGAGATTCAGGAATCGCCCGAACTCTTCCTTCGTATAAACGTAGCCGTTTCCGTAGCCGAAATCCTCGATTCCCTTTTTGTTGTGCTTTGAGCAGATGCTGTCTACGCAAAGCATTTCCGCCCAATCGATGGTGTCGAGTATAAGCGTACCGAATCGGCTTCCTTGCTGCTTGATCCACTCCGCCTGTTGCCGGAGCATTTCCCAGCTAGTCGGCTTTTTCGTACGGTCAACATCCATTTCCGTCGTCGAACCCTCCGTGTCGATGAAGATTGGCCGCGGGAACTGCGCTGCCAACGACGATTTCCCGATACCCTCGGGCCCATAGATTACGACCTTCTTGGCCTTTTGAACCTTTCCGCTGATTACTTCCATGATTAAAACTCACCTGCTTTCCACGTTGATGCCGATGCCGATGATCCCCAAGTCGGCCCCGGATCGATTTCGCCCGGAGGCTTTTGGAGTTGAACGCCTTCCTCGCCGGCCACGTAGCCGTCTTCGATGATGATGGAACATTCTTCGCCCGTACTGACGCGTGTCGCGATCGCCTGCAGCCCCTCCTGCTCGAGCCATTGGCCGAACTCGTGCAAGGAATCCAAATCCATTTGCTCCAGCTTGTCGAGCAGGATGAATCCGCAATCCGGCTTGAGCCTCCGCACGATCGCCGCGGCCACGATCATTTGCTCGGAACCGCTCATGTTGTCCCATCGCTGGCCGTTATAGATCAGCTCCCCGTCTGCAACCGACAGGCCCGGTAGCGGCAGGTTGGCATTGGTCAGCAGGTCCGTCTTTTGCTGGCGGACCGCATTGATCTCGCCCGTCAGCGTATCGTATTGCTGACGGTAATCTCCGGCGTCCGTCTCAGCCTTGTCCTTGTCCAGATTGGCCCGTACCTTCCGATTGATGTCGTCGATCTGCCGGATGTTGGCCTCGAGCTCCGCCGTCGATTCGTCGTGCAGGTCGAGTGCATCCTTTTGGGCAATGCCTAAATCCTCCTGCAATAGGACATATTTCGCCTGAGCTGCGTTGAGCATGGCCGTCAGCCGGTTGACCTCCCGGCCCTGTTGGTCAAATTCGGCTTGTATTTGCTGGACACGCTGCCGCTTACGCTGGTTCTCGCCGTTTCGGGCAAGAATGTCCTGCTGCTGGCGAATCAGCTCCGAGGCCGAAATCGGCTCCTTCGGCGCATCTTGGAAATAGGCTTGCTCCATGGCGAATTTGGCCTTCTGATCCGCAATTTGACCGATGGTATGACGTCGGTTGTAGACTTCCTGCTCCTTTTTCTCCAATTCATGGAGCCGGTCGCCGACGCCGATGATCCGGAGCAG